ATCGGTGTTCCAGGATACGCGGTTGTTAACGCGCCCCCAGCATTCATAAATACATTTGCCATATTATCCTCCTAAAGCTATGGCCATGGCTACGGCCGTTCCTGCTGGGTCGCCAGCTGATGGCACCGCTTGCCAAGTTCCATCACCACGCCAGAATGTGCCTACGCCGGCAGCGGTCCCACTATCGAGATTGGCTACGGCTAAATTACCAGTTATGTTGGTAGCATTACCCGTTAGGGCACCAATAAAGTCTGTTGAAGTGACAGATGTAAGTGCGGTTAATGTGGTGTCTAAGTTGACCGTTACAGAACCAGTCGTGCCTCCACCGTTCAAATTAGTACCCGCTGTTACACCTTCGATGTCTCCAGCTATTGTCGCCCAAGAACCATCCCCTCTCCAGTAAGTAGATGCGCTAGCAAAAGTGCCGCTATTTAAGTTTGCCACGGCAAGGTTGCCTGTGATATTAGCAGCTGTGCCACTAGCATTACCAGTTAATGCTCCTACGAAATCCGTAGAAGTCACAGATGTTAAAGCGGTTAATGTAGTATCGAGGTTCAGGGTTACCGTACCGCTCACCCCACCTCCGTTCATGTTAGTGCCTGCAGTAACACCCTCTATATCGCCTGTAGTTCCTAGATCGGCAATACTCTGCGCTGTTACATACTTAGCAGCACCAGAATCATCTATGTCAGCTATAGCTACCTTATCACCGCCAGCAACTGTAGCCACAGACAAACTATTAGGATCGAAGTTTAGAGTAACCGCGCCAGTAGTACCGCCTCCACTAAGTCCAGTACCTGCTGTGACCTCTGTAATATCTCCCACGCTAACGGTTTCGTTGATCCACTTAGAAGAGGTTGTGTCGTACCTTAGAAATTGATCATCGGCTATCGACGTTATAGTTACGTCTTCCAAATCTCCAACATCTATCGTATCCGTGCCACCAAGAGCAACGGTTTTACCCGCGATTGTCAGAGAACTATTAGCAAGCGAAGAGTTAGGCACACCAGACAATGATAAAGCTATTGTGCCAGCGCCAGTTACCGGCGTAGTCGTGGGATCCACAACAATACCCGTTGTACCAGATACTCCTACACTTGTTACTGTTCCAGTGCCGGCTACACTTCGAGCGGCCCAACCGGCTGGAGCAGACGTGTCGTAAGTTAGAACTTGCCCATTCAATGGAGACATGCCGCCGTCCACATCGCCTAAACCTGTCATAAGCAGTGTTATATCTGCACTGCCATCGAATGCAACTCCAGAGATATTCCTTGGTGTAGCTAGTGTTGTAGCTGTTGTCGCATTACCAGTTAGAGCACCGGTGAATCCAGTGGAAGAAACAGAAGTTAATCCTGTTACTGTATTGTCTAGATTTAAAGTAACGGAACCAGTTGTTCCACCTCCGTTCAAGTTGGTGCCTGCAACCACATCCGTTATGTCACCGACATGTGGGCCAAGTGATGATATTAAGACTTTCTTTGTCGTTCCATCTGTAACATCTTGTATAGCTAGATAATCTGTAGAAGCAGGCGTTACAACTGCTAAGTTGCTTACGTCTAATGTTACTTCATATTCAGGATTGGTAGATGCGTATGGTTTGGTTGGGTCTGACAATATATTCAAACCACTATTCGTTTTTGTCTTTATCCCACTTAAAGCATAATCACGCAATACAGATGTTTGCATCTTCTCATCTATATTTGGAGTTTCGCCGGTTAAATACAGGTAATCATCATAAGCTAGACCAGATGAGGTCCTGGCTGACATATCGATGACTTTAGTTGTAGGCATTAATATCTCCTATGTTGAAGTCGCCGTGGTGATAAATGTACCACTATCTGTCGCCGGCGTAATTAATGTGTGTGAGGAGATGATGTTGTTAATCTGCTGCGTAACCACAGAACCCATCGGCCAGTAAGATGCAGGATCAAGCGAGAATGATTGAGTTTGCTTGAAGTAGCGTCGAGTAGATCCACCTGCTTGCAAACCAATAGATTTTATACGTCCTAGTAAGGCCTGCAACTGAGATGAGTATAATTGATAATCTGGTTGCTGATAATGCGCCTTCATGGTAGTGATAGCGTGTAGCAAAATCAACTGTGGATGTATAGTGCTTAAGTCTGTATCTAATTCGAAATCGCCTAGTTTGGCGTTGTAAGATAATTTTAATGGATATGCATTGTCTGGGATTGGCCAAAGTTCTATCATCGGCTTAACAACACCAGCTACTACAGAATTGTTTCTTATGTCGTAACGAGAGGGCCAACGCTGATTCAACACTGGCAAAACATTTCTATCGCCTACGCTGATACCAACTGCTAATTCATAATAAATACCACCGCTATTTCTTTGCATAGAAATAGTCAAAGCTTTTAAGGGATCTAAATCAGGGGGGAAATCATACAATGACGTACCTGAAACTGTAGAGCCAGGTTCCGTATCGTTTATCCTATGAGTTAGTAAATCACCAAACTCATAAAATAATTGTTCTTGACCGCTTCTTAAAGCTGAGTTAAGTAAACCAGCTTGAAGTATAGCGCCAGAACCAGAAGAGCTAAACCCTAGTCTCTGACCTACTTCCGTCCTTAGGCTTAGCAGTGTTCTCGCTGCCATTTATTGTCTTCTCCTTTTCTATAATCCGATTTATGGATACTTCAATACCATCGATAAAGTTGGTTCCAAATACCGATTGTAGTAGTTGATTACCATGATACGCAACCATATTAGCGACTTCTTCATCAACACCTTTGATACTGTGATTATCTCCATTTTTCCCAATTATCTCTATATTCGCAGCGCCATAACTCTCAAGATATATTGGAAGTTCGTGAGCTGGGAAAACTTTTTTTGTCTTAGAGAAAGCGTTTAGAGTTACCATAACTTCTAACATTGGAACAGTCTTCATTATTTATCTCCCTTGATAAAAAAGAACCAAGGGGGCCGAAGCCCCCAAGGTCCAAGTTTTACTACGCACCTGTCGCCATAATGCAACCGTGACAATTCATGCGGTTAGCGGTCATAGAACCGCGCCACGTCATGCCCCAGTAGTAGTTATAGCTGGTATGCTCGCGCGGAGGCTTCCGAGCGATCATATCATTACCTTCAATCGGACGAAGATAAACATGCTTTAGGTTAAGCATGTAACAACGCTTAGACCATGCTACTGTCGTACCATTACTGATATTCTGAGCCGCGGTAGCACCAATTGTATCGAAGATAGGATCCCAGATAATCGGAACGCCTTGGAAGAACAAACCAGTAAAAGTGCCGCCGTCCTTAATCTCTGTTGAGGGATCAAAGTTCCACGGAGCGCTCATAGAACCAGGCTGTACAGCATAGCGAGATTCTTTAGCATCTACTGCTAGTTCATAACCTTTGATAAAGTCAGTACCAGCCAACAAGAAGTCAGGTGTTCCGCCATTCTTCTGACATGCGCGCCACATAGTGTGCATCGCAGCCAATAGAGAGGCATGACCATGACCAGCTGGGGTAAGAGACACGTGAGTGTTCAAACCTCCGCCAGTATCCCAGTTGTTGCGCCAGTACTCATTACCCACCGTAGCTCTATTTATACCACCAACAAGGCCCGAGCGGGGATCAAAGGAAACCAAGAAGTCCAAACCATTAATAGCCGATGCGGCTAGAGAAGTACCACCTCCCAAGTTGTGCGAACCATCTAGATGCAATGACTGGTCAAGAATATCTTCGAAACCTAATCGAAGAACTTCCATCGCCTCATTGAAAACGTTGGTAAGCTGCACGAGACCCGCTGCGCTTGAGTTGTGGGGACTTTGAGAGTCACCAATAAGAATGCCGTTACCAATTAGGAAGTCTTCAGAGAATTGGAAACCGTCGTGTGCCGAGTTCCAAGGATAATAAGCCTGAACAACCGTGTCGCGCGTGTTAAAACCAACAGGGGATGACGTGTTTAAAGAATTGTCACCAAACCACTGAAAGAAGTTATCATAACCCGTACGAATCTGCTCTACAATATTCTCCTTACCGCCGCCCCAAGGCTTCTTTTTAGCCATTAGTGCTTTGAGTAAAGGATGCTGTACAGCAACCTGGTCAATAGGTTTATTCTTCAAATAGTTCTGAAGAGCTACAAATCCCAATTGAGTAATGTCGGCAGCATTTAATGCAGAGTTTGTTGCCATTATATTACCTCCTGGTAATGTATATTATATCGGAACAGGTTTGGCCACACGAACGCCTATACGTGCTACTGGTGATGAATCCAGCTAACATCTAATCCTGTTAATTATGCATAGCGTCCAAATGTGCTTGAAGAAACTCCGGTGTCGCTTCAGCCTGATTTGAATCTAACGCATCTCCTGAGCCGCTGCTTGTTCTTCCAGGTGCTAGAGGCCCTGAATTTTTACTAGCGTTTCCATTCGCAGAGTGAGCGACCGTCATTCCTCGCGAAAGAACATTATACTGGTTTTGAAGGATACCCAACCATTGTTCCGGTGGGAATTCAGAAGAAGCTACTTCTCTACTGATTTCCATCATTGTATCCCTCTTGGAAGAGAAGTCTGGATCAGAACCTATTAGATCATTCTCCCAATCGGTTATGTCTGATAGTGCTTGTTCTGTGGTCTCATGCGTCTCTGTTTGAGCCTGTAACTGACTTTGATAATACTGTTGATAATCTGCCTGCGCTTGATTCTGTGAATTTGTACCTACTCTGTCAGAAGCTAGCTTATTGGCCCACTCTTCGCTGATTTCCATATTCTCTACAGCTTTAGATAAGTCTTCAAAGTCATTATAACCAGCGTTACTATCTTGCGCCCTATTTACGCCTAATGTTTCACCAATTTGGTCAGCGAACTCATCTAGCGCTTTTAAAGCTCTTGTGGCTTCTTCGTAGTTTCCAGAATTCAAACTCTTGAAAACGCCTAAAGACCAATTTAATTGATCTGCATTAGTTCCTGAATCCATTATATAATCATGTAGCTCTCCAGAAACTTTTAATGTATCATTAGATCCTTCTAATTCCTTTGCGCGGTTTATCCAATGCTCAAATCTTTCTTGAGCTTTAGGTTTTAAATTCCCATATACTTCAGCATCTTCATCGTTTAACTCTGGTTGCGCTTGATTTCCCTCGCCTCTTGAAACTGCTTCTGTTGATGCTTCTGCGCTAACCTCTCTACTCCCCTGGTCTTCTTGAGATGCCTCAGCTTCTTGGTAGGTGGGAGTGTCAGTGTTGGTCTCTTCGTCGGCCTTAGGTTGGACTTCGACATGAGATTCCTCCTCTGGTTGGTCTGATTGAATAGATTCCAGTTCCTGCTCTAACACACTCAATGTATCGCGGTACATTTCCGTATTGCTCATTTCTACTTGTGGCTCAGCCATTAGATCTCTCCCTGTGGTTCTCTATACTGATTTCTTGTGCGCTGATTTACTCTATTTTGCGGTGCGTTTTCCGCTTCATTCATACCTTGTGGTGGTGGTACCGCATTGTCAGGTTCTGGTTGTCCTCCTTTGCCCATAGCTTGTTGCATCATTTGATTTTGCAGCATAATGTCTTGCATTTCTTTTGGCATAGGCGGTAAGAACTTAGATATGTCTATGCGCTCATCGAACCTCAAGAATGTTTCTTCAAGCAATTGAACATATGGGTTAAACTCGTCTGGAACACCAAAACCTCTCATTTGCTGCACTAGTTCAATATTCTGCATGATGATTGGCATCAACTCTATCCAACGCATTTTTTCAACGTTTTTATCTGGCATACCGGTTGTTCCGGCAGCGATATTTATAAAAACAGAATCATATAATTGTTGTTTATTTAGGATAGGCCAAAAAGCATTTGGTCCAGCGATCTCTATAGCCTTCTGTGGTGAAACCTCTTGCAATAATATCTCCGCAGCAAACCACCCTAACTCTCTAAGCCAATCTTCTGTAATATCCACCTTTTCAGCTATACGAGTGGCTAAACCTTCTTGCTGTATGTTCGCCTCTGTAGCTGTTTTTGCCCTGTTGATTCCGCCTCTTTGCGCATCCCCTAATCCACTAATCCATTCTATATCTGTTCGTAATGGAGAGGTATCATAAACCTGTGGATTCATAGGCGGCGGCACAGCAGGTTGAAAAACAGAATTTACATTCTGACCAGACGCGTTAATCAAAGCAATCTCACCAATGGCTGCATTGCTAAACACCTCTATATCTTCATAGTTAACACGTGAAGAATCGGCTACATAAAACGGAGCAGACAACTCTCTATGTTTAGACATTTGAGTGCGAATGGTATTATACTCATCCTGCAAGGACATCAATAATTCAGTTTCTGATATAGGCCATTCTTGACCATCTATCCAGTTCAAACCAAGCAAGAAAAACGGGAAAAACTTCTCACCAAGCCTACTAGGGTGGAAGGGTGGTTTCAACCATTTTTTACCGCCTTCAGCAAAAGTGTAAACGGTTTGCGCTGTTTTATCCCAGTACTCCCACACGGCTAATGCCAGGTTCACATCTTCACTACTACTAACTTGCAGACCCTCATCCCTAGTTAACCTATTAAGGATGCCAGCGTCGGTGCGCTTGTAAATAACTAACTTTTGTACATCTTCTTTGGATAGTTGAAACCGATCCATAACATCATTCGGCGTCATCCATGTAACGTTAGCCATCCACTGAGCTGATTGATATTCTTGCAATGAATCTAATGATGTATCCATTCTAAAATCTTCAGGCCTAACGAAACCAAGGTTCAATCCCTCTCTTTGTAGAACCTCTACTCTATCTTGTAACCCAAGCATTGTTTCCTTTATTTCTTCTATTAGCTCGTCTTTTTCCCCGCCGTAAGTATTATCCGCCATTAATTCTTTAACATCAGATTTAATTCTAGCTAAACTATCTTGAGCGTCGTTAAACTGCCGACTAACTAATGGGTCCTTATAGTAATCTCTTTGATAGGTTACCTTTACAACACCTATCTTGCTGGTCATGCATGATCTTACTACTTGCTTAGCGATCTTCTTTAGATCTGCTTTCTTTAATGATTCATTAAGAACGGTTTCTAATGTGGCTGCGAATAAATCTGCTACTCTATATTCTGAACTACCAGCATCCACATACTTGTGTGGTCGTATTTTTATCTCTGGATTCTTGGCATAAATATGAGGCAATAAACCTTGTAGGGTGGCGTGAATAATGTTACCCTTTATTGATCTCCCACCCTCCTGCATGTTTTGCGAAGCGACCATAGTAATAGATCTTGGATTTAATTTACCTAGTGCATATACACGATTGTGCTCTATTTCCTTATAGTATTTCTTCCATTTTTTATATGATAGATTTATATTCTTCTGACACTTTTTTAGCATACCACTGGCATCTGAAGGAGTATTATCTCCAGTGCCTATCTCTAAATCTGTTGACAACATACCTAGATCGGCCATGATTCATTCCTATTGTATAGTTCGTCGATTCGATCCAACCATTCTAAGGTGAAGCGATCCGGCGTCTTTTGTTTAGGCTTTGGCTTAATACTCCGCGCTCTCCTTAGCATTAATCCATATCTCGTAGCGTCAAAGAGGTGATCCTCCGCGCTCGTGTCAATATCCTCCACCCTTTTTGGGTCAGCAGGAAGCGAGGGCACCGTACGAAGCCAATGCTTGCACGTGCTAAATACCTTAAGATTTTCGTTTGCCAAGCGGTCAACAATCTCCTGTAACCCTTGTATACGAGATCCTGGGCCTTTAGCACTAGACTCCCAGATAACATCATAATCAGCAAATACGTCTGCAACACTTTTCTGGCGACCGTCTCGCATAAAAATCGCTGAATCGGCCACATTACTTTTGAATCTAATCTTGAGTTTTCTTTCAATACTTTCAGCATCATTTATCTCCCGCGCTATCTCCTCTATTGGGGTCTCGCTTCCTTTGTTTGGTTTAGAACTCCAATAACGCTCTCGATAGATATAGATTATACCATCATAGTCTTGAGTGAACCAGACACATCCAGCTGGAGACTTGTAACCATGATCGTAAGATTTCCACCGCTTCCATTCTAACGGTATATCGAACGGTTCTACAACATGTATCTTTGGATCCCACACGCCTTCGAAGAAAGCACCCGGAGCTATGTTCCAATCACCATCTAACCATGCCTTTACGAGCCATTCTGGTCCACTCTTTTTGATCCGGTCAACGTAACCCGGGTCGTTCTCCATCAGAGGAGTGTTGTCTTGGATCTTCGACGGAATGAAAATCGATTCCCCATCGTCATTGTCGATGTACCTTTCTTTCACCCA